TCCCTAACCGACATGCTCGATTGAACCGCATATCTGATTCAATTCTCGCCGCAATATTGTGGGAAGTAGCGTTAGTAGTGTCAAAATCTGATTCGTAGATCAGCCCTCTATATTCTGATGGATCTACATAAATTTTTGGTGTAGTATAATTCATATAATTTTTTGTTTCCTTTCTCTGTTAAATATTTTTCCATTCGCATCGCTGCTACTCAAATATGGGCAACTATACCCATATTGAGAAGTTGTAAGTTCTCACGAACATTTCTTACTGTTTCATTGTGTATGCTTTTGCAATGAATAAATTCATATACTACTCACAAGTTCTTGTACACTCAACAGTCGTAAATTCCCGACTAAGCCATCGGTACATACTTACAAATGCTTGATTATGCTATTTTGTAAGTTACAGCATCTCTTAAATTAAGACTTGCATTAAAATCTCTGTCTGCATGATATCCACACTCACAAATATATTCTCTATCAGAAAGTTTTAAATCTTTCTTAATGCACCCACATTCATGACACAACTTGCTTGATGGATACCATCTGTCTACAATTCTTAATTCAATCCCTAATTCCTTACATTTAGTTTCAAGTTTTATTCTAAATTCATAAAACTTCTGTGATGCTACAGCCTTTGACAGATGTTTGTTCTTCATCATACCTAACACATTCAAATCTTCAATCGTAATATAAGATGGTTTGGTTTTCACTATCTCAACAATTGTTTTATTGATGTAATCAGTACGGATATTATTCATCCGCTGATAAAGTTTCTGTACCTTTAAGACTTGTTTTTGTATATTTTGTCTAGTAACATCTCCGTTCTTAATTTCACTACGTTTCTTTAAATCTTCGTATTTTCTCGATAGACAACGCTGTTCCCTTTTTAATTGCTTTTCTAACTTTTTTAATCTTGCGGTCTTGTTAATATTCTTCTTCGTGATCCCATTACTGGTTATTACAAAATTCTTAATACCCAAATCAATTCCTAAACCAAAATTATTTAATTGAGATTTCATCATTTCTGGTATATCAATTAAAACGGATACATAATACCTACCTGCTTTCTGTGAGATAGTCCCACTTTTAATAATGTATCCTTGTTTTGGAATGGGAATGTAACCCTTTTCTTTTAATTTAACCCATCCAAGAGTAGGAATATTAATCCTATGTCTTTCACAACGGCAATCTTTTGGATTATTTCTTACAAAAT